TAGGAAGGATGGCTGAGAGGCTGAAGGCAGCGGTTTGCTAAACCGTCGATCTCTGTAAAAGTGGTCCGAGGGTTCGAATCCCTCTCCTTCCACCAATTACTGAAAGGAAAGTTTATGTTGAAACCTACATCGAGTTATAAAATGAGTAAAACTACCAAAGCTAGTTTAGCGTTGAGTAAGTTTAAAGATGAACATCAGAGAGGGGCATGGAAACGTGCAATGGTACAGGCTGAATTAGCTGCTGCCATTCAACCTAAAAGAGAAAAAAATCGCAGAGATAATTCGACAGAATAAGTATATGATGGGGGTATAGCTCAGCTGGGAGAGCAGTAGCTTTGCAAGCTAAAGGTCATCGGTTCGATCCCGTTTACCTCCACCAAAATATGCCGGTTTAGCTCAGTGGTAGAGCAACCGCCTTGTAAGCGGTAGGTCGTCAGTTCAATCCCGACAACCGGCACCAATATTACCAAACGGTCTTGACACAGACTAAAAAGAGTGTATAATAGTTTTGTTGTGTAGCAATACACAACCGGTGAAGTGAAAGGTAGATGAGGATAGACATCGTTGTGGCTTCATGCCGCAATGAACTAATTCTGGCAAACAGTCTTGAAAACTGTTCGTGCTTGAGTGAACCGATTCTAAATATACCTGTCAGTTGCTGATCGGAAATATTCAGGCCTCTGTAGCCTGTCTATTGCACATTGTCCAGACCGACGACATCGCACAATAGGTCTTGTCAATTGTCCGGTCTATTACTTGACCTTTCATCGATCCGTCAGTATAATATAGAAAAGAGAGACACAAATGAATATCACACTACGCAAGGCGAACGCAGTTCAAAATAGTATCAATGATACTGTAAAAAACATTAAGGTAGAAACTACCATTGAACTGAACGAATTTCAGAATGTAGAAGATGCGATCAGCAAGGCTAACAACCAACTGATTGAAAACGACGGACGTCGACAGAAACTTACAATGGCACTATATAATATCCGTGCCCTAGTAGGAACTGCAAACACTGCCAGCGGGATTGATACTGCTCTAGCCAAAGCAGCATTTATTGATAAACGTATCGCACAATTGCAGGAACTAGCTGATAGCAAAGAGATGATTGATCTCGATGTTGTAAAGGGTAAGTTAGAAAAGATCAGGGGACTGAAAGACGAAGCTCGCAGTCGTATGTTCGGCTACGGTGATACTGTATCTACATCTATCCTTAGTAAGGATCAGATCGCTCAGGCCAAAGCAGAAATTTTGAATCTTAAAAAACAAAAACAAAAGATCAATGATGAGGTTTTAGAGCTAAACATCAAAACTGAGATTCCACTCAGTGAAGATATCGTAGCAGTTCTTCAGGCAGAAGGATTACTCTAAGAAACCCGGGCGCCCTTGCCCGTTATACACAGGGGGGAATACTGGCAAACCCATAGACGCCACGGTGCATTGGATCTACCGCAAGGCCCTCTTTAGGGGCGACTTGAGAAATCACAAAGGCGAGAACACTAGTCGTCTAAATAGAAACAACGTGTGGACGGGGTAACAATCCAGTCTAGGGCTTCTGTGGTGGGAGTAGCTAGACACTTTTAAAGAGTAGATTGACGAGCGATACATACCACGGCAATGGAAGTTGAGCAAGTCGGTTTGCCGACCGAGGGAGCTCATAATTTTCCTTCAGTCTGCTCCTTAAAAGTTTATCGCGGGATAGAGAAACGGTAACTCAAGAGTCTCATAAGCTCTAGATCCTGGTTCGATTCCAGGTCCCGCAACCAAATAATCCGGGTGTAGCTTAGTCTGGCTTAAAGCGCCTGCTTTGGGAGCAGGAGATCGTGAGTTCGAATCCCACTTCCCGGACCATGCATCATGAAACTAGAATCAGAAAAACTTACTGCTATATGCGACCCAGTTGATTTCTCCCATTCAAAAAAGAATTTAGAAATCGCACACAAATTAATAAAACTTATGCACAAAGAAAAGGGCATGGGGTTGGCCGCTAACCAATGCGGGCTTGAAATTCGTTTGTTTGTTATGTGTGTTGCTGATAGATATTACCATTGTTTTAATCCAGAAATTATAGAACACGGTACAGAAAATATCGAACTCAATGAAGGATGTTTGAGCTTTCCTGGACAGGTATGTATGATTTCTAGATCAAAGACTATAAAGGTTAGATACTATTCACATACTGGCAAGGAAACCGTAGAACAGTTAGATGGCTGGGCCGCTAGATGTTTTCAGCACGAACTGGACCATTTAAATGGTCTCACAATGTTTGATCGTTGACTCGCTGTAGTTCAATGGACAGAACGGGGTCCTCCTAAGACTCAAATCCAGGTTCGATTCCTGGTGGCGAGGCCATATGTAAATATATTAAAATGCGGGTGAAGTGTTTGTGGTTACACGTCAGTCTTCCAAACTGAAATAGACGAGTTCGACTCTCGCCTCCCGCTCCAATTATGAAAGTCATAGATCAAAACGATACCTTCCGCAAATTTGACTTTAGTTCTGTGATAACTGCACAGGATAATGCAACAGCCATAGGCATTATAAAAAGTATTATTGCAGACGGAAACTACTTTACTAATTCACCTAAATTTCAAACTAAAGAAAATATTTTTGCAAGACAAGAAGCTGTATGGGTCAAATATCGCATGAGCTTTTTGTTTTCAGTATTCATGTATCTAGGACGTGAAGTGAAAGTCAGTAATATGATGGCCTGGTCATTTATGACCAATCTCCAGGATGCCGAAAACAGAGAAAAACTTTGGCATCACCACTGGCATCCAAGTAGACCAGAAGCTAAGATGATGAGTGGTATATTCTATCTTCAAATCCCCGAGGATGTAAAGGATAGAGATTATTGCGGTACTGAAATGGCACCGGACGGACTAGATAGCGATAATAAATTTTTTGTAAGGCCTTCAGATTACAATTGGTTGGTATACCCAAGCAATCACTGGCACAGGCCGGGCATAGTTCAAAGTAATCAATATCGTTTCATTTTAGCTGCCGATGTTGAATACTACTAATCGCTCCTATAGTTAAATGGTATAATACATTCTTGGTAAGAATGAGTATCAAGTTCAATTCTTGATTGGAGCACCAATTGACTTTTTCCCTAAAATAGTGTATAATAAATTATCATTTCAGGAGCTCAAATGGATATTTCTGTTATCGCTAGAAAAAGTTTCTCAAAAGAGTTGATCCAAAATTGTTTGACTGTATATAAACACGAACTCAATTTACAAAATAGCAAATATAATTTAATTGTGTTCACTGAACGAGGAATGGGTAGTCGTGAGGGCTATCGAGGCAGTGTTTTTAAATTGGGCCCTAAAGTTATTGGCATGGTGTTAGATACTGCACTAGACCAAGAAAAGTTAATTATTACTATGGCTCACGAGATGGTACACGTAAAACAATATGCCAAAGGACAAATGACACATACAAAAAATGGTCGAGGTAGATTATGGAAAGGCAAAAAAATAAATGCCGAGTATTATGATAGTCCTTGGGAATTAGAAGCTTTTGGAAAAGAAAGATTACTAGCAAACAAAGTTTTTAAAATTATAGAAAAAGCATATAACACAAAGATGAAATCAAATGGCAAAAAATGATCTATTAGAACTCACTGGTCAAATCGAAGAAGTGTTGCCAGGCAGTATGTTTAGAGTAAAAATTGACAACATGCCCAATTCACTTATCTGCTATACCAGCGGAAAACTGAAGCAGAACAAAATTAAAATTATTATGGGCGATCGTGTAAAGATAGAAGTAAGTCCATATGATTTAACCAAAGGTAGAGTAACATATAGATTGTAAAAGGAGAAAACTATGAAACGAGTCATTGAAATTCGTGCCGCAGAGGGCGGAGAAGATAGCAAACTATTTGTCAGCGATCTCGCTGGAGCATACTCTAAACTAGGAATGAAACTAGGCTGAACTACCCGCCTGATAGATGTACGTCTTGGCGAGTGTAGTTTACTTGTTGAGGGCGTAGATTTATCCGGCTTAGACAATGAGCCCGGTGGTCATAGAATACAACGTGTTCCTCCTACGGAACGCAAGGGTCGAGTTCATACCAGCACCGTTACCGTCGCGGTCATAGACAGCGAGGATGCCTGGACAGCACCAACTATCTCCAAAACTGATCTTAAGATCGAATGGTATAGTGGTACTGGTGCTGGTGGACAATATCGGAATAAGCATCAAAACAGTTGCCGAATCACACATATTCCTTCGGGAATCATTGCCAAAGCAGAGTGTCGCAGTCGACAGAACAGTTTGGATTCTGCTATGGCAGAAATACAACAGCGTATTGACACAGCCGCCAAAAGATCGTATAATAATACTGTAGCGAGTAATAGACGAAGTCAAGTTGGATCAGGTATGCGAGGAGATAAAATCCGAACCTATCGTTTCCAAGATGATACTGTGCAAGATCATATCACAGGCTGCAGAGCGAAATGTTCCGCGGTGCTAAAAGGCAACATAGATTTACTCTGGAGATAATAATGAACCCCTGGATCCAAAACGTATCACTCAGCGATGTTAAAAAAGGACATCATATCGATGCCGGTATTAACTCTATGCTGATTCAAATCGTAGATCCTGCTATGGAGTTTCCTACTCCTTCTTATCAGTTCCGAGAAATTCATCAATTCGAATTCTTAGATGTCGAAGAAAAGGACTATGTACTCGAAGAAGAAATGCGGTGCAGCCAAGAGCAGGCCAACGAACTTGTTCGACTGCTACAACACGCATTAGAAAATCATATGAATGTTATAGTGCATTGTCATGCAGGTGTTTGCCGTTCAGGTGCTGTAGCTGAAGTTGGTGTAATGATGGGCTTCCGCGATGCCGAGGCTTTTCGCTCGCCTAACCTGCTGGTCAAGCACAGAATGATGAAAACATTGGGTTGGACCTATGATGAAAATGAGCCGCACACTATCAACGGCTATACCACAGAAAGTGGCATCGTAGTTCCGCCTAAGGCCGTGGACTATAGCAACGACAATGAAAAGGTCTTTACATTAGCGGCAGAGCGTCGTGAGCGTAGAGAACGTGAAGGAGATATCTAATGTACATTACTAAACAAGAATTAGAAAAAATTTTAGCAGTAATGGAAGAATTTCCTGATGCTAGAAGTTACAAACTAGAAGCAGATAATTCAAGTGGTATTGGCAGTATCCTAACATTAACATTAGACATGGATGTTAAAGATCGCCCAGCGTTGGTTAAGATTGAAATTGCTGGTGTAGAAATTTGGTAAAGAAAGGAGGGCAATATGCCTAGCGTATTTTTAGTTAGTGATACGCACTTTGGTCACGCTGGCGTTTGCCGCTTTACCCGAAGTGACGGAGTTACAAAATTGCGTCCGTGGACTGATCCAGATGAAATGGACGAAGCTATGATCAAGGCCTGGAACGAACGTGTCCGACCAACTGACAAAGTTTATCACTTAGGTGACGTAGTTATTAATCGTAAGGCTATGAAGACGTTGTCTAGATTAAACGGAGATAAAGTATTGATCCGTGGTAACCACGACATCTTCCGCGACGACGAGTACAGACAGTACTTTAGAGAATTACGAGCATATCACGTAATGAACGGAATGATTTTAAGCCACATTCCTGTACACCCTGAAAGTTTAGGCCGCTTTGGCGTAAACATACACGGACACTTACACGCCAATCGAGTAAAAAAGATGCGTGGGTTTGATGTTCGCACAGGAGAGATTTTGTACAGTGATGAGATTGATCCTCGTTATCATTGTGTTTGCGTAGAGCAAACACCAGACTTCGCGCCTATTTTGTTTGAAGATGTAATTAAGCGTATTGAAGCAGAAGGTGGTGAAGTTGGATTTAGGAACGGCAACGGACCTATCGTAGATTAAAATAGGGCACTTCGGTGCCCTATTTTTTTGGCTGATGCTTTTGTAAAGATATATAATTTATGTTTGATAAACCTGTGCTGCATCTCAACTATAAAATAGATAAACAACTTCTGTTGAACGAAGCATTAAAATTAAGATCAGAAGCTAAAGAATATACCGATTCGAGGTATCCAGATTTGAAAATGGATTATTGGTTGATCAGTCATTACTGTAATGATTACATAGAAGGAATAATGCGTGATTTTCAAATCAAAGGAAAGCCTAGATTCTATTGGTTGAAACCAAATGCTACAGTGCCAGAACATGTAGACAACGGCACATTGTGTGGCTTAAATTTTATCTTAACTGAGAATGCCAGCCCTATAAGATTTGGTGATACTGAATATTTCTACGAAGCCATATTAGTCAATACCACTATTCCACATAGTGTTATTAACAACGAACACGAAAGACTTTTGTTTAAAATATCAATTTTTGATCAAACTTTTGAAGAAGTTGCTGAAAAAAATAAAAAATATATAAAATGAAAGTCGATTCTAAAAAGATAATTGCAGACACTTTAACTTCTTTTACGACATCAGAAGTTCAAAAATATAAATTTTCAAAGATCAATTCTTACATAGATGAAGAATGTTACTTCGACTTACACAAGGAATTTTTAACGCCAACAAATATAACTATAGATGTTAAAAGATTTTGTGAAGAGATACAGTCATACGATCAATGGTTTCAACCATGGGGTGCAAAACACAGTCATATA